ATACCGTATCAACCGTTCGACAACTGTTGACCTTTGCGCGGGTATGCAGCCACATCCTGGAAACTCAGGGGCCTAAAGGTTTGACTCTTTTCTTAAAGAGTTCGACTGTAATGCTTCAACAGTCTCTAGGGGGGCATGTAACCCACAGCCTAACACCTCTTGGTCCGCGAGTTTCGCGAACAAAAGCCGGCTTGCCACGTTTCTTCAATCTTACGTATCGGATGCGAATACGTAATGGAGAGACGGCTGCTATCCGTTTGGCTTTAACACTCGTTAATCTGTATCGAGTGATAAAGTACCCTGGTAAACTAAGCTGGAACACTATAATAAAAGCGAATACGGGCGATAATACTATCGTTCCGTACCTACGAGGGATGATACCCTTGTTTGTATCGCTTTTTGTTTCAGCCCGGTTCTCAGCGGGTGCCATTCATAGAATGGTCTATCGCGCTGCGAGAAACGCGATCTTCCCTATGTTTAAGGGAGGACCGGGTGTAACAGGGTTCATGGGTGAATTTAACACCCATCCAACAGTAATGCTGCGGCAGCTATTAACGCTGCGCTCATTACCCGGATTATGGGAGAGTTTCACAACTCTCCTATACCAGTTTAGAAGCTATCAAGTGATAGATCTTGTAAACTGGGTGGTACCGTTACGAAACATAACTGGTACAATCCCGTTGGTCGGTAAGTCTTTCGACAAACCGAGACAAATTAAACTTCTTCGCGGTCTTGGGAAACTAGGAACCAAAGAAGAAGCGGCAGGTAAAGTAAGGGTGTTCGCCATGGTGGACGCGTGGACGCAGTGGGCCTTATATCCTATCCATGAACTTATCTTCAAGTTACTTGAAGGAGTTCCTATGGATGGGACATTTGACCAAACAGCGCCGCTGAAACACGTTCGACCGCACAGTGGTTTCTGGTCATTAGACCTTTCCGCTGCTACGGATCGACTGCCTCTGTCTATCCAGAAATCGCTAATTGGCGCGATTTTGGGTAGAGAGAGTGCAGCCGCCTGGGCCAACCTCCTTACTGGCCGAACTTACGCCCTTCGGACAGAAGACCATAACGGTAATGAGACAGTTATTAAACTGACTTATGCCGTAGGTCAACCGATGGGTGCGCTTAGCTCTTGGGCCTCGTTAGCGCTCACTCACCATTTCCTGGTGCAGTGCGCAGCCTGGTCTGCCGGTTTCCCGAAATGGAAACTTTATACAAACTACGCAGTCCTGGGGGACGACGTAGTGATTGGCGATCGCAGTGTGGCTTTAGCCTATCTGCGAATCATGCAGTCTCTGGGAGTTGGGGTTAACACCTCCAAATCCCTTCTCTCACATAGAGGTATCGCGTTTGAATTCGCGAAACGTACTATTGTGCGAGGGGTCGATGTCTCTCCTGTAACATTCAAAGAATATTACAGCGCCACGAGAAACATCGGAGCCTTTCTTCAGTTAATGAAGAAAACCGGCACCCCATTCGCCAGAGCATTACAAGCTCTGGGGGCCGGATGGAAAGTTCGATCTTGGTTGAATAAACCAATTGGTCGACTTTCCGCTCGACTGCGGCTGCTAATACTAGCAGCAAACGTTCCCCAAACGCCGGATGAAGCGAAAGCCTTCTTTGAGTTAGGCCAAGCTCCAGTCCGACGTTATGCTCACGACACACGGGTTGTTATTCAACAATTTGTGGATCGTGAAGTTTCTCGAGTATTCGAGAAACTGCACCAGTTAGCCCCACTGTCCTTAGGTGGATCAGTGTCTGGTGCGTGGGCCGCAGATCTCTCGGAAGGAATATGCCGAGAAGATCTAGGTTTGGACCTCGATGGAATCGTTCTTCCTTGGCAGGATAACGACAGCTGGTGGAGCTGGTTCTCCGTTGATGATATCAACTGGGGAACTTCCCGAGGTGTGTCAAGAGAAATTGCTTATCGATTGTATATGATTATACACTCGATAAGGGTTGGACAAACATTGGGTTGGAAAATCGATTTAAACCGATTGATGACCCGATGCTGGACTCTAATGTCAGGGTCGCACTCCCTGACTTTCTCTGACATGTACGCTGAGTACTTAGCGATAGTAAAAGATTACTATAACTTTAGTACTACAGTGTTGGCGACTACACGTCCACAGGAGCCTGAAATTAAGGGTATTCTTACCCCATCTCAGGTGCGCCTATGGAAACGGTGGTCAGCAGTAATACAGAACAGCCAACCTCTTCCTGACCCTGTTGCTCCGGTAAGCGAAAAATTACCGCTACCGGAACCGACAGAGTTCCTGACGATACCAGATGTAGGGATCGTCGAGCCGTCCTTCTTGGGAGAACCTGCGGGTACTCCTTTTGATGAGTATCATGCCTACGTGTGGTTCCATAAAGCTGGAATACACGAAGGGTATGATTACCGATGGGGGATATGGCCTCTTTACAGGGGAATATCATCCATCGACGGAAGAAGAGTAAGCTAATCTGCTTACGTACGATACGGAACTCAAACACGTTTTGCCTAAATGGTGCATACAGCCGGACATATGTCCGTAACTGACTTGCACCATTAAGAATCAATAGCGCATCTGAGCGACGTCGACAT